TTCCAGATCATGTCTGCTGAAGGTCTGCAAATTACCGCAGACGATCAGGGCCTGTCCGGCGTTGTCTACGGCGCTAATCTGGCGTAAGGAAACAGCATGGCTAAATACGAAGTTGTGCGCCCATGGTTCGGCGTGAAGGTTGGTGACGTGGTGGAGTTGAAAGAGCTTCACCCGGCGCTGAAGTCTAACGTCCGGATGATGAAAGGTGAGGCAGCAGGTGAGTTGAAACCTGCAACACCTGATGCCGGTACCGGTGAGAAATCTCGCAAAGAGATTATTCAGGAGCGTCTTACTGAGCTGGGTATTGAGTTCAAAGGCACCCTGGGCGCTGAAAAGCTCAGTGAGCTGTTGCCGGATGGCGAACTCGAAAAGCTTTTCCCTGCTGAATAACAGCCGCCGCTAAGGCGGTTTTTTTATGCCCCGCTCCGGCGGGGTTATTTCAGGAGACTATATGAACCAGGAAGATATTAATCAACCACTGCCATATTCGCAGTTTTCTGAGATTTCATCGTTGAGCGTCACCAATGAGATCAGTCTGGCGATATCCAGCACCGCCGAACTGGTTAAAGACTCGTCGAGCGTGGAACGGCTGATTCTCCTGAAGCATCTTCGCGCGCTTTGCGAACTGCAACTCAATAAATTATCAGGGCTGGAATAGCTATGGTAACGCTGGAGAAGGCCAAAGAGTATTTGCAGAGCCAGGGAATAAATCTTCCTGACTTCATGCTTCAGGCGTTAGTGGACGATGTTAACAGCATTCAGGAATGCCTCGATGCGCATTACCCGGCATCAAAGGCGCTGGCAATCCAGATGTATTTGCTCGCATTGATGGGCCTGGCGCAAGGCGACAAGTATATCAGCTCACAGACTGGCCCTAATGGTGCATCTCGTTCATTCCGTTTTCAGTCGTTTCCGGATCGCTGGAAAGGGGCGCTGGCACTGTTGCGCGTCACCGATAAACACGGCTGCGCTAATGACCTCATCCCTCCAGACCCGACCAATACAGCTTTTGCTGGCATATGGATTGCCAGGGGTGGATGCATGTGTGGCGGGGGGCGGTGATGGGGTGGATATCGGTTAAGAAGCGGCTGCCGGAGCCTTTTGTCAAAGTCTGGGTGATGACCGACAGTGGTAAACGCGTTACCGGATACGTCAAAAGCAACGGTGACTGGTATCTGCTGTGCCGGAAGGTTGCGGCGGAGAATCCGGAGGTGATCCGGTGGGAGGATAACGGTGTCTGAAACAGCTGCATGGAGCTATACCAATGTAGCCACTGTTTACCCGCGAGTCTACGACGACTGGAACAGCACCTGGACAACCGGAACCCCCTACCTGCTTGACTGCACCTGGACGGCAAACAATGAGGTTGCGGTAGATGCCAGCGGGAAAGAGTTCACCACGAACCTGATTTTCTTCACTGAACTGAAGCGCAATGGCATCGATGCGACCATGCCGAAGCGTGACTGGTATATCGCCAGAGGTGACACAACGGCACAGGCCGATCCGCTGAAAGCTGGTGCAAACGTCATCAAGGCGGTGACGGAATGGGATATGTCACCATTCGGCGAGGAGCCGGACTACAAAATTCTGACGTGAGGCGATCATGCCAGTAAAAGGTATCAAGCGTGTTCAAATGAACACCCGCAAGGTGCTGGCAGAAATTGCCGGGCCACGCACAGAAAGAGTGCTGACTGAGGTCATGATTGTCGGATCGTCTCACGCTGCGCTACTTACTCCCATTGACACATCCACGCTTATCAACAGCCAGTACAGAAAGCTTGAGCCAATGCCAGGCGGGATGCAGGGAAAGGTCGGTTACACGGCTGCATACGCTGCCGCCGTTCACGGTATGTCCGGTAAGCTAAAAGGTCAGCCGCGTGGACACTTCGGAAGAACTCGCGCTGGAAAAGAATTCGGCGGCGGCACCGGGAAGGGGAATTACTGGGATCCCGATGCCGAGCCGGGGTTCCTGACCAAAGGCTTTGAGCGTGACGGTCTCAACGAGATTAAGGCCATCATCAAACAAGGGTACAAAGTATGACGCGCAGCGAAGTGTATGACGCGCTGAGAGCGTGGTTACAGTCTCACGGGTTTGATGTCGGCTACCGCGTCCAGAAACGCTTCTGGAACGAGCTGGAAGGTACTGAAGGGGAAAGATACCTTGTCATCCAGCAAAACGGCGGTGGCAAGCCTGAGGAAGCCATCACGCGCGACTTTTTCCGCATCCTTGTTTTGTCAGGACAGAACGACAGTGACATCAACGAAGTTGAAGACCGCGCCGACGCCATCCGCCAGGCGATGATCGACGACTACAAAACCGAATGCATCATTTCGATGCAGCCAATAGGCGGCATCACCGCCATCCAGACCGAAGAAGGGCGTTACCTCTTCGATATTTCCTTTCAAACCATCATTTCCAGATAACACGGAGATAAATCACTATGGCGTGTGAATCGGGCGCTTTTACCGGGCGCGACGTCGTCGTTTATTACGCGATTGGATGCCCTGAAGTACAACCCACCGCCAGCGCTTACCGCCGACTCGGCATGATGCGCGGCAAAACAGTAAATGCAGAGTGGGAAACCGCAGATGCGACCGGCGACATGAGCGCTGCATTTACGCAAGAGAACCTCGTTACTTACAAGAACATTTCGTTCTCTGGTGACGGTGTGACCCGCAAAGAGGATGTTTATGCGCAGAACGCGCTTAAGCGTCACGTCTACAACCCGCCAGCAGAGACCAGCAACCAGCCGTATGTATGGTTCAAGATCATCTCTCCGAACGATATCACCGAAGGGCCGTTCATGGTGACATCATGGGGCGATGAGGCGCCGCACGACGAAGTTGCCACCTGGTCTGTCGAAGCGTCCAGTGCCGGTCAGGTTGACGTGCGCGACGTTGGTGCGGTAATCACCATTACCACTCAGCCGCAAAACCGCACACTGACCGTAGGCGACGCGCTGAACCTGTCAGTTGCCGCGACGGTTTCTGATGGTTCTACGCTGGCTTACCAGTGGCAGAAAAACGGCAGTGATATCTCAGGTGCAACATCCGCAACGTACACCAAAGCGAGTGTGATTGCTGGTGATGCTGGATCATACACCTGCCAGGTGTCATCCACCACGGCGGGTACCGTCACATCCGGTACTGCGACGGTTGTTGTCAACGCAGCCTGACACCAGGGGCTTCGGCCCCATTTTTTTTGAGAGGCCTCATGAAAGCAATAACCGATATCGGCCAGGCCGTTGTCCGCGCTGGTGGCAAAGAGGTATTCCTCAACCCGTCATTCCTCGCCATGTCTCGCATTGGGTCGCCGGAACAGATTGTTGATGCTTTCGTGAAGGTTCATGCCGGGCATTACCCGAAACACCGAATCTCCGATACCCAAATCCTGAAGGCGGCCAATGCCCGATGCTTTGCTGAAATGGCAGAATCGGCGGCAAACGTAGTTCGGCATTGCTCTGAGGGTGATGTTGCAGAGGTGATTGGTTCGTACTCGCTGAACGCGGCAGGGCGACTGCTGTTCAAGCCTGGAGCTATCCCGATCGAGGATGTTATCCAGCTTGCCCGCCACCTGATTCTGCATGGCGTAATGGGCGACCAGCCACCGGAAGAGTTCGAAGGTAAGAAGGGCGAATACAGCGACAAATTCGATGTACGGTCATTCGTCTACACCGCTGTTGCTCACCTCGGCATGAGCGAGTCTGATGCCTGGAACATGACGATGACCAGCTTCCGAGCCGCCATGAACGCCAAGTTCCCGCAGAAGGAAAAAGCAAAAGTGCCGACTCAGGAGAAATACGACGAGGTTATGGACTGGGCCGAGCAAATGCTGGCTATCGACGCGCAACGGAACGGCCCGCATTAATCTCCTTCGAAGCAACACAACCAGCCTCGCAATAGCGGGGCTTTTTTGTATCCGCAATAAAACCAACGCGCTTCACACGCGCACGTTATAATCCTAGAGCCTACAGAAAGCGAGCCTGAGAGTTAGTTGTACTCTGGGGCGGCTATCTCTGTGTGACAGGCTCACTTTCTATAGGTAAACCTCATGCACTATCCTACCGTATCTGTAAACGGCGTATCCGTTCGTGTCGACAATGAAGGGCGCTACAACCTCAATGATCTCCATGCAGCGGCTGTGGCTGAAGGTAAAGCCACTGAATCACAGCGACCAGGTGAGTTTCTCAAAACCAAGCAAGTAAGGCGGTTCGTGCAAGCCCTGAGCGATGCGAAGAAAATCGCATCGGTTATGACCATTAAGGGTGGCCCACTTCAGGGTTCCTGGGGGCTTGAGCTTATCGCTATACGCTATGCAGCCTGGCTCAATCCACTTTTTGAAATCAAAGTCTATGAGACATTTCAAATGCTGATGCGTCGCGGGTTCGATGCCATGTCCCGTCTCAACAAAATCGACCACGTTATTAACACCGAAACCAAAGCGATCAGTCAGTGCGCCAGCCAGATGGCCCGGTGGGGAGTTGGCGGACGCAAAAAGCTACTCCATGCAGCGCGTGATCGCGTTGCTGATGAGGTGCAGATGTATTTGCCGGGTATTTACTGAGAAAAAGAAGCCGCCAGAAAACTGACGGCCATCAGAGATCCGCAATGGCGCGGAAAATCGGTGATAGAGCATTTGAAAACCACAAAGATTGAGGGGGTGGTTGTCGTTTACTCATTTAGTCTATGGCTATAGGATAATGCCTAAAATGGCGTAGAGGGATAAAGGAATGAAAAAACTACCAATTATTGCGATCTGCGTTGCACTCCTCGCTGGTTGCGCAGGAATCATGGAGAAACGGGAACCGATCTGTGAAGGTGCGGCAATGCTCGGCGGGCAAGATACCACCGTGCAGATTTACGGAGTTCGCAAAGTAGCCAACCAGACCCAGTATCGCGCCGGCTATCCGTTCAACTGGCAGTGGGTATCAAAGAACAATTTCTCCAGCACTACCTGCGACAAGAAGCCAGAGATTCGTAACGACCTTCCAACCAAATCAGCCTGATTGAAGCGCACATCCGAACCCGCTTAACTGCGGGTTTTGTCGTTGCGCCGATCCCTGCTACTCTTTTGGCACATTTACTAAAAGGGATAGGGATATGAAGAAGCTCTGGTTGTTATGTCTATGCGCATCGATTTTGCCTTCACTAGCGACTGCCAGTGAAAAAATGAAGCCAAAAGACATTAAGTGGCTGCAAGGTTTTCCTGAAACCAAAAATATTGGCTGTGATTTTTACGAGGATAGCTCTTATTCAGCGACAGGGCGTGAAGGGCTTGAGTTTAGCCCATCATCTCTCAAAGAAAAAAAATTGCGCCCTGATAGCCAGATAACTTGTGATTTATGGGCAAAATCCGATGATATCAAAACCCCTGTATTGCATGTCTCAGAGGAATTCACAATTGATGGGGTGAAGGCTCACATTTATCACTCTGATGCGTCGGGCACTATAGGTAAAGATTATAATGACAAAAGCGCTTGGAACTCCGCCTGTAAGACCGATGCAATGACTGACGAAGTAACTTGTTATGTAAGCCATAATAGCTTTTATGTTTTCAAAGATAAATCAGGCTACAACGTGCTTGTTGGTGGCGAACATTTCCCTGGTACTCTTGCTTACGTAAGAATCGGCAAGGACAAGCCTATTGCGTCAGGCGAAGGCGGAGTTTTTTCATCCAGTAATTCCGTTAAGATAATTGAGTCAATTGGCAAACAGATCTCAGTATCTACTCGCTATACAAGGTGGCCATACGAAAGCCCGGTCGATGAAAATCTTGATGTGAAATATTTTCGACAAGCCAAGTCGGTCTTAGATCTAATCTATGACAACCATATTTGAATAATAATCATGATAAATAAACCTCGCTTCGGCGGGGTTTTTTATTGCCCGGAGAAAAGATAATGACCCAAAACGTCGGTGATATTGAATATGTGATTAAGGCCGATACGGCTCAGTTGCTGCGAGCTGATAAGCAGGTTCGTGACGTAACCGACGGCATGGAAAGTGGTTTCAACCGTGCAGATAAGGCTGCCTCATCGCTAACGTCGTCCTTTGGAAGTCTGAGCCGCGTAGCCACTTCTCTGATGGCTATTCTGTCTGCTCAGCAGGTGGCTGAGTACGCCGACGCATGGACTACGCTCAACAATAAACTGGCTAACGCCCTCCGACCAAGTGAGCAACTGGTTGACGTTACTGAGCGGGTGTTCAACATCACTCAGCAAACTCGCGGCAGCCTCGACGCTACGGCGTCTCTGTATGCGAGGCTTGAGAGGGCTACCAGAGAGTATGGAACCAGTGCCGACGATCTGGCTAAGCTGACGACAATCATTAACCAGGGCTTTGTTGTTTCTGGTGCTACCGCGCAAGAGGCCGAGAACGCCATTATCCAGCTTTCGCAGGGATTGGCTTCTGGTGCGCTTCGCGGTGAAGAATTTAACTCAGTGAATGAGCAGGGCAACCGCCTGATTGTTGCACTTGCCGACTCAATGGGCGTTGGTATTGGTCAAATGCGTCAGATGGCCGCCGCCGGGAAGTTGACTACTGATGTTGTGGTTAACGGTCTACTTTCGCAGGGAACTGCGATCGGCAACGAGTTTGCCAACACCATGACAACTATCAGTCAGGCATTGCAGGTTGCCGGGAACAACATCACCAAGTTCTTTGGTGAAAACTCCACGGTAAAAACCGGTACGGCAATTTTCAACGATGCCGTGATCGGCGTCAGTGAGAACATCGGCGCTCTCAGTGCCATCTTGACCGCTACCGCTGCTGTTATGGGGGGTCGCTACGTTGGCGCCCTGACTATGGCTACTGCTGCGAAGGTAAAGGCCGCAGTTGCTGCAAGAAATCAGTCAGCAGCAGAGATGCAGGCTGCACAGGCTGCGGCAAACAAAGCTACAGCAGATCTCCGCGCGGCAGCTGCTGCTAAAGAGCGTGCGCTGGACGAGATCCGCCTTGCTGAGATGATGAAGCAGACAGCGATTAGCGCGACGAATGCTGCGGCTGCCGAGCAACGCCTGTCTGCCGCACGAACGGCAGCAGCCGGAGCTGTAGATAACTACAATCGCTCTCTTGCGGCAAATAAAGCGGCGCAGGCTGGGTTGTCCGCAGGTGCTGGGCTGGTTAGTCGTGGGCTATCTCTAATTGGTGGTCCTGCTGGTGCCGCCATGCTCGCTGCCAGCGCGATTCTGTATTTCTCTCAGAGGGCTAAAGAGGCCAGAGACGACGCGAATACACTGGCAGACAGCGTCAATGAACTGAGCGCCAAGTTCCAGACCATGTCGCATACCGAACTGGCGGCCACCATCGGCAAACTGAGCCAGAATCTTCCAACTCTTAGCGAGGCTGTAGCTGACGCACAGAGAGAATTTAACGACGCCACCGCTGCTGTTCAGAGACAGGAAAGGGAGATTGCTAACTGGGGAACGAACACTACCCGAGGACGGCAGGCGGCAGAGGCATTAGGAGGCGCTCAGGATAAATTAGCGGTTGCAACACTTGAACTTGAACGTGCTCAAAATCGACTCAGCCAGACCCAGAGCGCTATTAACATTGGACGTGCCACGCTCAACGGAACGATGAGGCAGGGCATCGATCTTCTTCGCCGTGATGGTGAGGAGGCCAGCGTTACCGCCGGAATGATGGGCAAGCTTGGCGACATGATTAATTTCGCTGCAAAAGCGAAGGATAAATTCAACTCCAGTAGTTTGATGGTAGAGCGCCCGAAAGATGTTCAGGATTACCTTGATAAACTGCAAGACCAGGTGACGCTCCAGAGCGAGCTTAACGATCGCAAGCGTGCGCAGTTGAAGGCTGAGCAGGACATCAGAAAACTTGGTGGGACTGAAGCTGATGTCAGACTGGCGAGGGAAAGGGCTGCTGCCGAATACGACGCCCAGCAAGCTCAGCAGAAAGGCAAAAAGGAAACCAAAGACGCCACGTCTGAGGCGTCTAAGGCAGCCACTGCCATGCAGTCAAATGCGCAGAAAATTGCGGACTATAAGCAAAGGGCTGGTCTTGCTGCGACCACCACCCAGGAGCTATCCCGAGAGCAAGCTATCCTGAGGGCTGAGCAGTCTTTAAATAGTAGCGCCACAAAGGATCAGGTGGCTGAAATAAGGAAATATGCAGCAGCAGAATGGGACGCAGCCAATGCGGTGAAGATGCGGCAGCAGGCCGAGCAAGGTAAAAAGTTTGCACAGCAGGAGATCGTCGCAAACGTAACCACCCCCGACGCCGTAACGGGCGCAGTGCAAAATCCAACGGCTCTTATTGATTTGCAGGAGCAGCGGAAGTTAGCGGCACTTGCTAAGTATCAGACCATAGACAAGGAAAATACACAGCTTTACGAAGATGCCAAGACGGCCATTCAGGAGCAGGCAGCAAACGCCAGGAGGAAAATTGCTGTAGATGAGGCCAATGCACAAACTGAGGCGATAGGCTCCATTCTCGGCTCGGCATCGCAGGGCTTTGACAGCCTGGCGTCAATTATTGAAAGCACGTCTGGAAAGAGCAGCGGTGCATATGTTGCCATGTTCGCTGCTGCAAAAGCATTCGCGATAGCGCAATCAACCCTGAGCCTTAACACGGCGATTATGCAGGCCATGGCGGATCCGACTGCTCTTACGCCAGCACAAAAAATGGCGAACTACGCAGCCATCGCCTCGGCCGGTGCTTCCCTGCTTTCGAATATTGCAAGTGTCACCATGAGTGGCGGTCGTCGCTACGGCGGTACGGTTTCTGCTGGTAACGCCTATCGTGTCAACGAGGATGGCCGTTCTGAAATCTTCCAGACCGCCGGGGGTCAGCAGGCATTCATCCCGAATCAGTCAGGGAAGATTATTCCGGCAAATAAGGTTGGGGGTAGTGGCGGAGTTGTTAATCAAACTGTCCATTTCACCATCAACACTACCGGCGGCATTGACGATGCCACAATGGCTAAAATGGCGCAGATGATGAAGCAGGTTAGCCTCAGCACCATTCGTGATCAGCAGCGCCCTAACGGGTTACTACGGAGGTCATAGTGCCAGAAGCATTCACATGGACACCACAGAAAGCATACTCCGTTGAGCGCACGCCGAATGTTGCCGTCGTTAAGCTCGGCGACGGTTACGAACAGCGACAGGTGAAGGGTATCAATCCACTGATGGATAAATACTCGCTCACCTTTCGCGGCGTCAGCGGCGTGTGCCGCAGTAACCCAGCTAAGGATGCAGAGGCATTCCTCAAAGCCAGGGGGGCGGTTGAATCGTTCTACTGGACGCCATCCGATACGGGAGTGCGGAAGCTGTTTGTCTGCCGCTCATGGAATATGACAAAGACCGGGCCGCTGTTTGAACTGACGGCCACTTTTGAACAGGTGCCAAGGTAATCTATTTGGCTTACAATAACCGAGTGGGATTCTGGAGAGATGCAGGTGCCGCTCTTTAGCAAGGGCGTGAAAGAAAGCGGAGGATAGCGACCTTCCCGGCCTGTAATTACCAGAAACCACGACTAATTTAGAGGGCTGCCTACGGGCGGCCTTTTTTTATGGGCGCAATATGCGAGACATACCATCAGGACTAATCATCGACAGTGTTGACGCCGGAGTTGGCGCGTTTATCGACCTGTTCGAGGCCGACCTGCAACCCTTTGGCGGAGACCTTATCCGGTTCCATTCCGGCACCAATGGATATTACGGAAATGTGATCTGGAAGGGGAATCAGTATCAGGCGTACCCGATAGCAGTGGAAGGATTCGAGTCAAAGAACGAAGGCACATATGCCCGCCCAACAATGGTGGTGGCGAACGTCACGGGTTTACTGACGGGCATAAACCATGACTTCGACGACATGCTTGGGGTGGTGATCACCCGCCGTCAGGTTCCGGTGAAATACCTGGACGCGGTGAACTTCCCCAATGGCAACCCTGACGCAGATCCGACGCAGGAAGCGGTTTCCCGTTACGTTGTTGAGGAGATGACGGAAGAGACGTTCGAGCAGGTGACCTACACGCTGGCGACACCGATTGACTGCGACAACGCTATCATCCCGGCGCGAACCATCCTTGCCGACGTCTGCCAGTGGCAGTATCGCGGCGTCGGGTGCGGATATGACGGGCCGCCGGTTGCAGATGAGCGCGACAATCCAACCACTGACCCGGCGAAAGATAAGTGCTCTCACCGCCGTAGCGGCTGCCGCTTCCGTTATCCACGACCGGAGCCAATGCCTATCAGCAGCTTCCCCGGCTCTCAGAAGGTTTCATGATGCAGGAATTACTCGATTATGCGGCATCGTCGCAGGATGAGGTGTGCGGCTTAATCCTGGATGGCGGGCAGTTGTTCCGCTGTCGGAATGTTCACCCGGAACCTGGAAAGCACTTCCGAATCAGTGATGATGACTGGCTGGCGGCCGAGGAGGCTGGAGAGGTGACTGCGGTATTCCACTCTCACCCAATGAACAGCCCGGTTCTGTCCGGCGCCGACCGTAAATGCCAGGTTGCATCGGGCCTTCCATGGGTGCTGGCCTGTAACGGGAAAATCAGAACGTTCAGGCCGGTGGATTACCTTTTGGGGAGGCGGTTCGAGCACGGAGTGACTGATTGTTACACGCTATTCCGTGATGCGTATCACCTGTGTGGCATTGACCTCCCTGACTTCGAAAGGACGAATGGCTGGTGGCTGAGAGGGGAGAACCTTTATCTGAACAACATGTCGCGCAATGGCTTCAATCAGGTATCGCCGGGAGAAGCGCTGCCAGGTGACGTAATAATCAGGCAACCATTCCCCGGAGCTGCCCCTTGCCACGCAATGATTCTGCTCGATGACAATATGGTTCTTCACCACGATTGCTCAGGGCATTTAAGCCGGAGAGAGCAAATGCGCCCGGCATACGTTAAGCAGATGCATTCCATATGGAGACATGAACAGTGCTCATCTTTAAATTTGCAGGGCATTTACGCCGACATTTCCGCAAAGTCGAGCTGAGCGTTGATACCCCTGCCCAGGGCATTCGTCTTTTGCTTGCTCAGAATCATGAGTTCAAAAAAGCATTCCTGAACGCCAGAGTAAGAATGCGAGTGGCGGGTGAGGATGTTGAAACGTCTTCGGTGCAGTGGCACATGGATCGGCGCCTGAAGGATGGCTCTGTAGTGCTGTTTGTCCCGGTGATTGAGGGGGCGGGACTTGAGACCAGTACGATAGTTCTCATTGCCTCACTGGTGCTGTCTGCCGCCTCGGTTGCTTACTCCATCTACATGTCCCGGAACATGAAAAGCAAAACTTCAGCGGAAGCGGCCGAAACAAACACCCTCACGAATAACTCGTTTACCAGTGCAGAAAACAGGGTCGGACAGGGGCATCCTGTCCCCATACTCCTCGGCGAGATGGAGGTCGGCAGCAACGTAATAAGTCTCGGGATCGACACATCTAATAATTCCGACTGGGAAGAATCAATCAGCTAAGGTGGCGCTATGTCTTCAGGTGGCGGTAAAGCATCAACCCCAAAACTACTCGACGATAACCTCAAATCAAAACAATTCTATCGGGTACTGGATCTGATATCTGAGGGGCCAATCGCGGGCCCGGTGGATCAGGAGCACCTGTCTTCATTCAAGCTGAATAAGACGCCTATCACTGACTCGAACGGTAATGTCAACGTGAACGGCATTAGTGTTGCCTGGCGACCTGGATCGGAAACTCAGGAGCCAATCAACGGCTTCTCTGCAATCGAAGCGACGACCATTGTTAACACTGAGGTCACTTACGATACCCCGCTGGTTAGAACCGTGACAGATCAGGACGTGACCCGCGTTCGTTTTAACATCGGCGTCACCGGGCTCATGGAGCAGGACTCCAAGGGTAACCAGAAAAACACCTCTGTAACGATGGTTATCGAGACCAGAACTGGCTCGTCGGGCTGGGTCATGGAGAAGACGGTGACGATTACAGGGAAAATCTCTGGCGAGTACCTTGAGGCGCACGTCATTGATGCCCCCGACACCAAACCGTTTGATATCCGCGTTCGCCGCATTACGCCTGACAGCAGCAGCGATTTGCTGTCAAACGGGACTGTTTGGAACAGCTACAGCGAGATCACCGACGACAACCTTAGCTATCCGTTCTCTGCTGTTGCCGGCTCAGTCATCGACCGTGACCAGTACACCGACACGCCGAGCCGCACATATCATCTTCGCGGGCTGATCGTTGACGTACCGGATAACTACGAGCCAATTGCCAGAACTTACTCCGGGCTGTGGACGGGGGGCTTCAAAAAGGCATGGACTAACAACCCGGCGTGGCTGTTCCGTGAGCTGGCGAAAAACACCCGATTTGGCCTGGCGAAACGCGCCGGATACATCGATGTTGACGATGGTGCACTCTACATTCTGTCGCAATATTGCGATCAGCTTGTAGATGATGGGTATGGCGGCAAAGAGCCACGCATGACGCTCAACGCCTACATCACAGAGCAGGCGAGTGCGCGAGACATTCTCGACAAGATAGCGAGCATGTTCCGTGGCATTGCGCTGTGGGACGGCCTGCGCCTGTCCGTAATGCTGGACGCTCCACAGGATCCGATTGCGACAATCACGAACGCCAACGTTGTGAATGGCGAGTTCAAACGAAGCTCTGTAAAGCGTTCAGAGAAATACAATGCGGTTGTAGTGTCCTGGACTGACCCCGACAACGGATGGGAGCAGGTGAAAGAGTACGTTTCCGACGATGAGATGATAGCCAAAGGGAACTACAACGAAACCACTCTGGAGGCGTTTGGCTGCACCTCTCGCGGACAGGCATGGCGGGCAGGTAAATGGCTGCTGGAAACAGCAAAGCGTGAAAGCAGCAGACTGTCTTTCCAGATGGCACGCGATGCTATCCACTTCACGCCGGGTGATATCGTTGAGGTCATGGATAATGACTACGCAGGAACTCGCCTCGGGGGGAGAATTGTTTCTCATTCCGGGAGGGTGATAACGGTTGACGCGGTTGATTCCTCGGTAGTAACGGACGGCTCCACTATGTCGATTATGGGGAGGGACGGAAAGTTCTCTCGCTATGAGATTGATGGCGTTAACGGAAACAACGTCACACTCAAAAACGAACCTGAATGGGTGAGGGCGGGAACTGTATTTGCCATTTCAACCGCAAGCGTTGCTATTCGCCTTTTCCGGATACTGAGCGTTGCCGAAACGGAAAACAACTCCGTATACAGCATAACGGCCTCATTGCACGACCCCAACAAACAGGCCATCGTTGACGAGGGTGCAGTGTTTGAAGTTCCCAGCGATACGCTGAACGGCTACCGCGTGCCTAACGTGGAAAACCTGCGAATCCTGAACACAAACACCGAGACCGTCCAGGTTACAGCAACGTGGGAGACGGCAACCACTACTAAAAAGCTGGTGTTTGAGCTGTACATCTACAGTGCTGATGGGAAGCTGGTATCTCAGTACGAAACTGACCAGTTCCGGTATGAGTTTTACGGCCTTGCTGCCGGTAGCTACACGCTCGGCGTTCGTGGGCGCAATGAAAACGGGATGAAAGGCGCCGAAACTCAGGTGAGTCTTATTATAGGCGCGCCAAAGGCTCCTAACTCCGTTCAGTGGATACCCGGACCATTACAGGCCACTCTGGTGCCAGTTATGTCTGTAACGGCAACATCAGATACCTCTTTTGAGTTCTGGTACGCTGGCGAGACGCCAATCCCATTAACCGATGATATTGAGAACAAAACTCAATTCCTCGGAAGGGGGAACCAGTGGACCATTCAAAAGCTCAAGTTTGACCACGTCTATTACGTTTATGTCCGGACACGCAACGCGTTCGGGGTTTCTGATTTTGTTGAGGCTTCAGGAAAGCCAACGGATGACTTTAGCGATATCACCAATGCAATCCTGGAGGAGATTAAAGAGACTGATACGTTCAAAGACCTGATCGAGAGCGCGGTGGAGAGCAGTGAAAAGTTCGCAGAACTGGCTGATGCAATCAAAGAGAATGCAAACGGTCTTGCAGCGGCGGTTGGATCGAATAAGCAGACAGCAGAAGCAATCATCGGCAACGCGCTTGCTATTGCTGATGTTGTCGTGCGGCAGACAGCCCAGCAGGGCGCTAACTCTGCGACCTTCGAACAGCTCCGGGAGGTGATCGCCACTGAGACGGAGGCACGCGTCACGGATGTTACTCGTCTAGAGGCGAAAACTGCCCAGAATGAAGCGGGTATTACTGATGTTCGCCAGGCGTTAGCAACGGAAACTGAAGCTCGCGCTTCTGCGGTAAGTCAATTGACGGCTGCCACTCAGGTCGCATCTGACAAAGCTGATTCAGCAGCTGCTGTAGGTGCTCAGAATACAGCATCAATCACTGACCTTAGCCAGGTTGTCACGGACCTCGATTCCTCAATGGCATCCCGTCTGGAGGAACTGGGAGCAAGGACAGATACTGCCAGCGGCGGCATTCAGAGTAACTCCATCGCGCTAATAACGAGTACGCTGGCGCAGGTTGATCAGCAGGTGAGACTCAGCGCGCAGTACGGTGACAGTAAGGCCAGCATCGATCGTATTGATAATGTTATGGCAAGCGACAGGGAGGCAACAGCGCGTTCGCTGCTGAGTTTGCAGACTGACGTGAACGGCAACAAGGCAGCAATCAACAGCCTGAACCAGACGTTTTCCAATTATCAGCAGGCCACGGCCACGCAGATAAACGGCATTACGGCGACCATCAACGGGCACACTTCAGCGATCACCACCAACGCGCAGGCGATAGCAAACGTTAGTGGTGACCTGAAGGCGATGTACAGCATCAAGGTTGCCGTGGACGCGAATGGAAAGCAGTATGCCGCCGGAATGGGGATCGGTGTAGAAAACACTCCATCGGGCATGCAGTCGCAGGTGCTGTTCCTGGCGGATCGCTTCGCCGTCATGGCGCAGGCGGGGGGAGCGGTTACACTGCCGTTCGTTATCCAGAACGGGCAGGTGTTTATCCGGGAAACCTTCATTCAGGACGGCACCATCGGCAACGCCAAGATTGGCAACTACATCCAGTCCAATAACTATGTCGCTGGCTCAGTCGGATGGAGGCTGGATAAGGGAGGTACGTTTGAGAACTACGGTTCGACAGCTGGTGAGGGAGCCATGAAGCAGACTAATCAAACGATCAGTGTCAAGGATGCCAACAATGTGTTGAGGGTGCAGATCGGGAGAATCACGGGAACATGGTAACGGGAGGTCTCTTACGGGGCCTCTTTTTTTTCAGGAGGACTGGATGGCGGAATATGGTGTTCAGACATGGGACGCCTCAGGCAATGTAAATAACTATGGCGTTAAGCCTGTCAGCGTTTGTGGCTATCTCCAGCTGGCCCAGAACCAGAAAACAGGCTCTTACACCGTAGCGCTTCCACCGGGTTGCAGGCTGACCTATTTTCAGAGCATGAACGGCGATCAGTTTGGTACGAGTCGGAGGAAGATCACCATTTCAGGGGGAACAGCAACAGTGTCAGCAGTAGGCGATACCGACTACTCAGCAGGGACTGAGCCTGCGGCAGCGGCTTATCTCATTTTCCAGATCGAGAGGGCATAAATGGCGGAGTATGGCGTTTTACTGACGACCACGAGCGGGGAAGTCTGGGTGACCGCGAACAGCTCGCCAATCGCTCTTCAGGCGCGAAAGACAGCGGCACTTCAGGGAACATCGGGGTTCAATACCAAAGTGACGCACACATTCCCCGCAGGCCAGCCTGTTGTCGCCTTCGTTCATTGCACGGTTGAGGTCGAAATCACTCAGACGATAAGCGGGAACACCATCACGATTGATTTTCTCAGACCGAATGCAACCGGCACAGCGTACGTTTATTTTTTCTCTATTTTCCCGCAGACAAAGCCAGACTACGGGCTGGCTGTGTGGGATGCATCAGGGACGCTGATTTTAACAAACGAAACGCGCACGCTGAGCGATGTTGTCACCCTCGGTACCGCCGGGGTGGATGCCAGCTCAGGATACAACATCAATACAACTCTGGCGGGGAAGTGGGCCTGCATGCCTGCCATGCTGGGACTAATTACCGGGGTTGTATCGGCTGGCGGTCAACCGCAGCCCTACTCGGCCATATACAAGAGCATGGCAAAACTTGAGGGAAGCAATACGCGGATATTCGCCAGGCCGCAGACAACCCCCGGCGGCAACCTTCAGAACGTTACGTATTCGAATCTGAGGAACGTGATTATGGCCATTAACTGCGCCAATTATGATTGATCGTTTTTAGCGATCAATTTCGAATAATTGATCTACCAAATCAATTATATCCCGTTGATTCATATTGTTATTGTGTATCTTCATGAATGCCCTGGGATATAACCCCTATGAAAAATATGATTCTTTGCCTGGCGGTAGCGGTATTGCTCTCCGGTTGCGCTGGCGTTATTGAGAAGCAGCAACCCGTATGCACCGGAACAGCCCTGATCGGCGGACAGGAAAGCAGCGTCCAGATCTACGGAGTCCGTAAACAAAACAATCAGACGCAGTACCGCGCCGGTTATCCCTTTAACTGGTCATGGGTGAGCGCCAACACGTTCACCAGCACCACCTGCCACTAACCCATTCAGTTTTGAACAAACCCCGCTCCGGCGGGGTTTTTTATTGCCTGGAGAAAACATGATTTATACTACTGGCACTATCGCCATCAGCGGAAACACCCTTACAGGTACCGGCACAAACTTCACTGCTGCTGGATCTCTTATTCGTAACGGATGTACCGTTATTGCAATGACCAGCCCTGTGCAGGTATTTCAGATTACCACCATCGGCAGCGCAACAAGTCTCACCGTAACGCCAGCAGCTAACCCAACTGTTCCCGCTGGAACCCGGTTTGCCATTCTTCTGAGTGACAGTCTGAGCGTGGATGGGCTGGCGCAGGATATCGCTGAAACCTTCACGATGTACCAGAGCTACATGAGCGGGTTCGCTGATGTGATGAACGGTACTACAGACGTCACTATCACGATTAACGGTGTGGCCGTTACCGTGCCGGGTCAGAAATCGCTGGCAAAGAAAGGGGCTAACAGCGACATTACCAGCCTTTCCGGTCTGACCACAGCACTAAGCGTGGCTCAGGGGGGAACTGGTGCGAAAAATGCGGCAGACGCCCGCACAAACTTCGGGCTCGGAACCGCAGCACTCAAGAATTATGTAAGCGGCACGAAAGATGATGTGATGCTTCAGGGTTACGGCAATTTAGTAGTTTTATCGCAGTACAACCCGGGCCTACCGCTCTCGCAAACGGGAGTGTATGGAGAATCGTCGCCCGCCGGATGGAAACCAACTACTGCGGGCAGTGGATTCGTTTCGGGTTATGATAGTGTTCGCCGCCAGCAATATTGGATAAGCACTCAGGGAGGTTTCTACGTACGGCACATTGAGGACGCTGCCTATAATATTAGTGCGACCACTTACCCCTGGACGCAGATGCAGGCCGTCGGCACATCAGACATCAACTTTAAAAAAGATATCACTGAACTTGATACGGAAATCGCGCTGGCAAACATCGATGCGATGGAGTTCGTATCGTTCAGGTATAAGGATGACGACAGTGAAGCAGTACGCCGTGGTGTAATCGCGCAGCAGGTTGAGAAGATTGACCCGCAGTACGTTCACAGCGCTGAGGGAGTGGGTAAAATGACCCTTGACCTTAACCCATTGCTTATGGATGCCCTAGCCGCCATCAAGGCACTTAACGCAATGGTAGTCGAACTTCGTGGAGAAGTTGATGAGCTGAAACAGGGTGGAGCTTGATATACCTGAAGACAGCATATTGAAACGGCTTCGCTAAGAAAACCGCCGCCCATAATATTTAATAGTGGGCGGCGGCTGGTTTGCTGAGTGTTCATGCCAGAGCAAACGCCGGGAATATTACCCGAACAAGATTTATAGGCCAACCTGGCGAACAGCAGGAGACTCAGAGGTCAGCCACATGTCAGAATCTTCAAACATCTCCTCCAGCATGCGGCACCAGTAAAGATGACTTTGCATTTTGTGCTGTCAAGAAATGTTCATATCTATTCAAATTACCTGAGAGGTAATTTCTGGATATGCCACCCTATCTTTCGGCACCAACAGGCGCTTTAATCACGCCAGCAGGTGCTCTTTAACATCTACTTTCTGACTCCAACCTCTGCGCCATAATGGCCGCGGTATCCAAAAGAAGAATCTTGGCCTCGCGCGGCATGGTTTGCAGTGTATGGCGTTGACATCCGAATGATTTTCTAATCGCAGTAGATACAAGCCCGCTTCGGCGGGTTTTTCACAACTAAATCTCCAACCTCTCCATCCACTTACCAATCAGCTTACTCGTCTCGCTTGATCTGCGCCCATGAATGATAATACTGTATATGCATACAGTCATTATCGGAGGTGAATTATGGGGTTCCCGTCGCCAGCAGCAGACTACGTTGAAGAGCGCATATCACTAGACAAGCGCCTTATCGCTCATCCATCAGCCACGTACATGATGATAGCCGGCTCTACATACCTGCGTTCTGGCATCATGAAGGGCGCAATGCTTATCGTCGACTCGTCGCTGACGCCGAAAGACGGTTCTCTGCTGGTGTGCACTATTGATGGTGAGTTCAGGGTCATGCGCTACAGAACACATCCGCAGCCGCATCTGGAAAACCCTGAGAATGGAAGGAGGGAGTCGTTACCGTTGAAGGACGATGTGTCGGACACATCGCGGCCGGTGTTTGGGGTGATCACCTACAGCATCAACGATGCACGTTCTGGTGAGTTTGATGATTGCCCGGTGATGTGATTTCTTGTGCCACGGTTGTGCCATGATTGTGTCATGCACCAGAAATCATCATCCATCATCTTTCCGTTTGTGCCATCAGCATTGGCTGTGTGAATGCGGTCAATGCTTGTGAAACAGATAGTTAAATGTGGTGCTTCTGATTCGTAATGCGAAGGTCGTAGGTTCGACTCCTATTATCGGCACTCACACAACAAAATCCTTTAAAAACAATAGCTTAAGACGATTTTCGCTCTCAAGGTACAATCTTTTTTTAAGGGATTCTATGACCAACAGTTGCCGCTATGGTTAACAGTGGCTACTCAGGGATGTTAGCACGTAGCGGCCTGTAGTTGTAATGCTCGAACAGGTACAAAGCGTGAATAGTCCCCACGAACCGCTATCAACTCGAAGCTGATGACGCTGCCAACGTCTTTAATCAATCCCACAACTTTTAACCGTTCCACACTTAGCGCGGTGTCCCATAACAGCCTGTCGTGATGACACGCCACGGATAAACGAGCAAATGTTGGGAAGCCTAACCAGTCCGGGAAAGGGGCTGGCTCTGCCGTGGTGTTCACCGAGCCATAAATGATCGGTACTCGATAAGAGAGCGGTTGACTGACAAGCTGATGATACGCCTTCGGCGCTAATTGATGGATGTACCCATCACGGCGCTAAATGGTTGCTATTATAGTAATTAATATGCGGGGGATCCTTCCCCCGCAGCTGTGTTGTTAAGGCAAATATTTAAGAATATCAGCCGACCAACTTCGACGATGGATGACGCGAGCATGATGCAAGTTACCATCTAAAATTTCAGCTTTTGTAAGCTGGGATAAGTTAGGCCAGTTGTTATCAAAGATATAAGTTGCATTGTTGCTCTGAGAGCTTTCAAGTATGTAGGTGTTTTTACTGGAAAAACCTAACACTACGTAACCTTGAAAACCTGCTCTTCCGACTGCAACAAGGTCGGGTTTTTTACTGTTTACAAGTTCCAGCCTGCCTTCAACAACAGCGGCATTTCCCTTTCCTCTAATATTAATTGCTTTGAGAATCTGCGGACCGATTGAACTCCAAGGGTATTGGCCTTGTGGAAGAAGGTTCCAATTTAGTTTCAAAGACTTGCTTGTGATAATGGTATCTAGCTTCTCGTCAACCACCTCGCACTTACCGAAAATCTCCAAAAATAGATTAATGCAGTGAGTTACTAAGGCTTTGTTCTCATCACGCAAAGTCAGCTTAGGAGAAATAACCAGCTTTTCCCCTTTCAGGTTTTCGACAATTTTCAACTCGATGCTCGGAGGGGGGGTAAAAATCCTCTGATATCGCTGATACTCAATTTCACGTGTTTCAGTGGTCTCTTCAGTATGTCCTTTCCCGGCCCATTTCTTCCACGTCCATGAGACTTGACGATAAGCTGTTTCTTTTGGAAGTGTTTTATCAGGCACGGATTTGCCGTTGGCATTAAATCGAGATATTGCTCCAACGATGTGAGGAAGAACTTCCTCACCAAGTGACTGACTGGAGGTGAACCCGATCACTTCACTTTTTTGCTGACTCGGTAATGGATGAGCGATAAAAACACTTCTACCATCAAAAGGAGTAATGTAATTATCAATGTTTCTAACCCGTTTCTTCTGAATAAGCATTGGTTATACCTTTTCTGTATTAACTTAAGGTTTACACAACCAACCAAGCCGGGCACAATCAGACCGTCAAGAATGATGTCGAGGCTAACAATCGTTATGAGTTTGCAGACTCATGGTGGTCGTGCTTCATAGACCGGGTTCACATACGTGCGCCCGGTTTTTTTATGCATATAATCTGAGCATAAATACAATATGTAGTGCTTGAATCAAAAACTTACACTACATGGTGAGTATTCTAGTAAGTATTCTTTTCAGCACAAGGGTTGATTTTGACGTTAAATTGAGGTTGTGAAAGGGTAAAAATGCAAGACCCTACACAGCATAAGGCCTGGAAGACATGTCAATAATTAAGAAAAAAAATTCAAAATTTGATCGAGTGCTGATTTCTTCAACGGGAGGTCAGAATTGCGCAACATGATATCGCGCAATCTTTATAAGAATAATGAATGTTGCCAGTGGTTTTGATAGTTGCGTGCAACATATACATAACATATATGTGTGCGTAAGGATGGAACTAAGAATGTACCCATACAATTGGTGATCTGCTAGACCGCCAGCCCAGACCCTCCGTAAAAAACCAGAATGTTCACCAAATATCCTACAGCCGACACTCCCAGCAATGCACTTCACCACTTAATCCCATAGTCCATCACAACATGGAAAATTTGCCACAACAGAGCATTTTACTGTTCGTTTTCTGTTCTATTTAACATAATGGTTCTTATAAGTACTTGACTGAAATAGTCAGGTATTGATTTTCGGAACGTTGACGCCAAGCAAGGTAATCAGTAGCGATTTTACAAAGTGAAGGGAGTCATTCGGGAGGATTTGAGGTGAGTTCTCTTGTTCAAGGATTTTGGATGAGTTTGGCTAGTCACCACACAATTTCAGGTTTCAGGCCTTTGCAGTTGCCAGTGAATCAAATGCCATAAAAGCACACTTTTCAATTCGCAGCAGACACAGGGCTATTACGGCGACGTTACCACAACGGGCTGAAGGTCTGCCATCACCTGGTGATATTCACCGAGCCAGGCCGCCACTGTTTCGTACCATTTCCCACAACTATGTAAACAGTCAACCCACCAATCCCTCCTACGCTCCACCAGAAGCGCTACAGCGCGTCATCTCCACACAATTGTAAACTGACACACCGATAGCACAGCGCCGTCCTGAGAGGCTCTCACAGGTCCAGAAATGGAGGGTTTTCAGTTGTTTTTGCGAAGAAAATTTTTTTCGGTATGGAAGGGTGGATCACGTTCGTTGCTTGATCCACACCACGAGTGACAGATTTAACGCATCCAGCACTGGCGCGGGTTCGTTGTGTACATCTCGATTTAACGATCACCACATCCTACAGGCTAGCAAGTGACTACAACCCCACAATAGGTGGTAGAAATGGCGACTTAAGGGACACTTAATTCGATTTAAGCACCATTTAATATCCCTAGGTGCTGTGGGCCATTGAGAAGCAGACCACTGAAGAAAGGTAAGTGGTGAGATGCTCCCACATGGGGGGTAAAAATACCCCTATAGGAATTGGAATGTAGGTAAATACACCCCTATTGAATTTTGGTATGGGGGTTAATATACCCCTATAGAGAGCCATCAATGGGGGTAAAAATACCCCTCTAAAAAGACTTCTTTAATAAGACTAATAAAACCCACAAAAGACTTTTAGAACCATGTAAGACTTAAGGTCAAGATCTCAAGACAGGTCAAAGACTGGTTGAACATGCGTTCAATTGTTGGTGTTAAGGAGTGATTCCGCTCTGAATGGCTCTGCCACTTCAGATATGTGTGGAAGACAAGCGCAAGCGCGTCAGTCCAATGTGAACGACTGCGATGCAGTCAGGAGCTTTAAACGCGACGTAACTCCCCCCTTGGAGGGGCGGCGCTCCCCCCTCAGACTTCACAAGCTGCTATGCGGTGAATCCCCGATTCATCTTGATTGTTGTGACCGTTGATTGACAACGGCAATCAAGACTAGATAACAGGAGGCTCACAGAGCGCATCAGACACGCTACACGGCATTTAAACGGTAGAGGTAACCCATAGGTACTGCCTACGGCTTGGAATCGCTTAGAGCGCGTCATAGGTGATTTGTGTAACCCTGAATTATTTCCCACCTAAAATAAGAATGCAATACATTTAATTAAATTCAGCACGAATTGCTAATGACATTGTATGTTGCTTTATGGAATTATGCGGCCCAGCCCAAAAGGTTGCTAGCACACTTTTATCCATGATGCAACAAAAAACTTGACAAAAAGTGTGATTTATGACATAATATATTCATACCTTGAGAAAAGGAAACATTAAAACAACATAGGAGATTAGATGACAAAACCAGTCCTGTTCGACTTTTCGAACGCCACCGCCTCAGAGATTGTTTCTGCAATCGACAACAAAATCACTTCTTTAGTAAATCTTCGCAGTTTCAGAACCCGCGTTGGCGGCTCCAGGAAAGCAGACAAACTATACCCGGCAACTCGTGAAGCCATGAATATCATCAAAGGTCTGCGTCAGCAGGCTAAGAATGCAAAAATCATCCGGGATATTCTGACGCCTTACAGCCATGAGTTGGCAAAAGGCCGTGATGTTATGGAAATCATTGAACCTGTGCTTTCAGCCTGGCGTGTCTATTACGCCTCTCATGGAATCGGTCTGATGAATGAGCAGATCCTTCTGCTTAAGATGATTGAGTCTGGCGGTGAACTCGAAGGCATTATCGGAAAAGCCATTCCCGAACTGACCACAACCGAATAACCATTCTCTGCATTACTCCGTTGGCAGCAACGCCACCAAACGAAATCGCCGCAAACACGGCTCCTTACCCCTGATCGCCACCGTGATCGCAGGGGCGATAACCTTTATGCATTCGGGGGGAACTTGAGATGAAACTATCTTTAGACGATGAAACATATGCAATTTTACGCGAGGAATCTGACCGCCTCGGGATGCCGGTTCCCAGGATGATCCGGAACATGTGCCAGAACCTGGCGAAACACATTCAGAAACGCAATGAACAACCACTGACGAACCCACAGGGAGAACAACATGAGCCAGAACGGAAACACCAATGAGCGTTTTTACAAGAGCGAGAATCGCCTTTTCCATGCAGACACGGTTACAAATAAATCCACTGGTGAAGTGGTTGAGATTAGCAATTCACTAGAAAAATTATACGCTTATATGCTTAATCAGTACCGTTATCGGAAAGGCTTGAAACAGCCATTTGCTGAGTCGCAGGAGCGTCTAGGGACCGTTGCTCGAATCGGTGACGCCAAGAAGAAAACAAAGCCTCAGATCGATAAGCTGATCGCTCTTGGTCTAGTTGAAATCACTGGAAAGGTCGGGCGTTGCAATATTTATAAAGTGATCGATGTTGATAAGGTCGCTGGAAATCTGGAGTTTTCCTACCCAGAGTGGGCTGGAGAACCAATGTATGACCATGAGAAACGCTTAGGAAAATCTAGTCAACAGCCAAAAAACGAGGAGAAAAAAGGTGATGGCGAATCTGATCAGGGCGGTGCTGGAAAGCGAGACGGCGTACCTCCTGTGGGTGTTCCTGTCGATGCTGATCTATCCGGTGGTGATGATGCGGTGAATGGTGGAAATGCAATCCAATTCCCAACAGTCAAAAGCCCAGACCAGCCCCAGATGGCAGATATCGATACCCTCAACAACTGGGTAGAAGGCTACGACGATGAAGGATTTATGGCCTATGGTGCGATGTGGGGGATAGAAAAACCTGGTGCGATAACAGATCTGATAAAGAGCCATATCAGAATCATCCAGAGCGATGGATACAAAGGATCGAGGTCTGCCGCTAACGATACTTCATCCGGTCCTGATGCTTATTACAAACAGCAGCAGGCGCGAAGAGCAACCGAAGCGAAACAGGCTACTAATACCCCGCAGCAGCAAGAGGATGAGCAGCTTGAATTTAATGATGACGAACCGTTTTAGCAATTGGAGGAATAATTGTGTGATGTTGCCAACGGCCTGAGCGCCGAAGAAGAAATCCAGCTATCCCGCCTGTTCTCCATTCTGGAGAAACCGACATATAAATCCCGATCCAAACCTTCCGATCCGGAAACACAACGCAAAGCCCGTTTATTGCTTAATCGTGGATTTTCACCGCATATTGTCGCTAATACCCTAGATCTGCCGTTCGCTGAAGTCTGGCGGCTCGCACGTCAAAAACAAGCGGTGACCTGGGCGATGATGACACCGAGAGCCCGGACAGAATTTGTCCGTGAAATGTGGTCACATCGGATGCACCCGGAACAGATCCGCAAGCGTTGCGATGGTCTGTCATACGTCAGCCTTCGATATTACCTGCATAACGCCGGGATCACTGACGCTGAAATGTTGGGTTACTACCCAGACGTGTTCGCGAATATCTGCAAGCTGCCGACAGTGAAGAAGAAGCGCACTAAACGTAAATCCAAATAATCCCACATCGGGAGCCAATGAACTTTGATTACATCTTTTTCCTGCTTTGGATCTGGGTGGCGCTTCGTCACGTCCTGATCGGCGGGAGCATCCTTCTCTGGAGATACTATAAAAATGACCACAATAAAAGACCGGATTTTCGCCGCCATGCATGGCATGACACCGGAGGAATACGAACTCCAAAAAGCGCGGGACAATCTGAAGAGCGTCACCGATAACTTTCTAGATCAACATCCGGAGTTGCTCAAATCAGCCTCGTCTGACACCCCCACCAAACGGATTAAAAAATCGTTGGGTGCTGATAGTCGTTCGGTTGTCTCACATACCGCTGACCATATCGATCCTGAAATACTGGCGAAGGCTAAAGCAGCGGCTGCTGCTCTCGCAAAATCCGATCCTGATCGATACGGCAATATCATCAAGCAGCAGGGGGTGTAATGAGTGGGACCAATAAGATTGTTACCAGCACCGTTAATGAAATCTCGTGGATCACAGACGATGCCTCATATCAAAAAGCCAAAAAGAAGATAATTTCGCTTAAGGCTGCTCACGAGAAACCCGCTAAAGCGCTTGAGAAGGCACAGAAGCGTACCGCCCAGAGTGAAGGCAAAGCAGCACTAGCAGCAGCGAAAGCCCAGACTGCGAAACTTCGACAGGCTGAACAATTGTCAAAACAGCAACAGAAACAAGCTCAGATACAAGCCAAAATGGAGCGGGACGCAATCGCCCACGCCAATAAAATGACCTCATTACAGGCTCGCCAGTTATCCCAACAGGAACAGGCAGCACGTCAGAATGCCCGTTTAGCAGCAATATCTGAAAAGGTGAGACAGGCGAGTCGCTCCCGCGCGATGACCTACAACCCCAACATGGGCGGTCAACATTACGATCCCGGTCTTGTTTCTCGCCAGACTGAAGCAATGAACCGTGGTCACGGCGCTGTTGCTGCTGACATCGCAGCCACCAAAAAGGCGATGGCCCTGGAGGAGAAGCGCCAGCGTGAGAAAGAGGCAGGACTTAAGCGTGAGGTGACTTATTACAACAGTTTGCGCCGTAGCGCTCTGACTCTGGCAAACGTGAACGGCGCTGACGTTGCAACCCGTTATAAAGCGATCAGTGCAGCAAAAGAGGCACTCAAAGCCCAGAAAGAAGAGCGCTATACGGTCGAAGAGACCCGCTTCGAAATGGCTCGTATCACCACAGAATTACGCAAGCAGGCTCGTTTGCAACAACGTATTACCCGTGAGCAGAAAGCCGCAGGTGTTCGTGCTGGTCGTGTACGCACAGAAAGCCGTGGTGGGAGTGTAGGTCTTGCTGCCGCTGGTGTTATTGGTGGTGCGGCGTTAGTAGGTAGTATGGGCGTTTCTCGTGTTGGTCAGACCCTTCAGGGAAGCCTTGAGCGTTCTCGCGATGTGAAAAAACTCCAGCAGTATGGGATCAGCAACCTTGAGTTTGCAGCACTTCAGGATCTATCAATGAGCCGTGTTGGTTACTCACTGAGTGCTGACAAGCTGGCTGACCTCAACAAGGACACAACCGAAAAGGCCGGGGAATTGCTGAACACCGGCTCTTTCAAACGTAACAAGAAAACTGGACAGGTGAATTTCAGCGGCGGTGGCGAGTTCGCAGATATCATCAACAACGTGCTGACCTCCACCAACGGCAACCAGAAGGTAGCACAGAAGGTGATCGGAGAACTGCAAAAGCTGGATTTTCCGACCTTCATCACTTACCTGAAACAGTTGCAGAAAACTTTCAAATGGACGAACAACCAGACCCGGCACTTGGCTGAGGCTGTAAATGATGGTTCGGTCTTCCTCGAAGTGTTCAATGATGAGGGGCAGGGACTTATCCAGCGTATGCATCAACTCGCTTCTGAAGGATGGACGCTATCTGATGCACAGCAGGCCAACCTTGATAAGCTGGCAGCTTTGGGGGCTGAGTACAACCGAGTACAAACCAGCCTTGCGGATCACTTCTCAGCCTCGTTTGTTGAAGGCCTGGGGCAGTACGCTGCCAATACTGACACTCTACGTCAGAATATGACTGGACTGATCCCAATTTCCGATGCCCTCGGCGTTGCCCTTGGTGAGCTAACCACCAACATTCTCTCCTTCGCTGGTCGAGTTGGTGAAGAACTCAAGAAAGGCGCGACATTGCCGGATGCGGTTTATACGAGCGTGGTAGATGACTCCGCAAACGGTGCTGCCGATTGGATTAAGGAAAAGACCGGCTTTGATCCACGTAGCATCGGTCAGACTCTGAAACAGATTTACCCGTGGCTGAATAGTTCCGCTTCGAGCAGTATCGGCTCAGGCACGGCGTATAACGTTCCAGCGCTAGCGTTGAATGTTCCTGGCCTGAACTATCTAACACCCCAGCAACCAACGTTCACGGTTCCGACAATTGATAGCATGACGCAGCGACAGCCGATTCCTGTCAGTGTTACCGGGCAAGCGAACATTAATCAGCAGATGGATGTGTTTGTCCATGACGATAAGATCGCAGGGCTGGTTGATACCAAGATAAGGGAAAACAACCAGGCGCAGAATAACCTCATCCTTGGGATTGCGGACTAAAATCATCGTTCCGTCAAAAATGACGTAGTAAATTGGCCCACACGAGAGAGGGCCGTTAAATTCGCCATGTTATTGTTTTTGTTGTTGCAAATGATAATCATTCGTGTTAAAATAATTGCATAGGGTGATGATTTAAATTGTATGTGCGTACAACAGCCGTTGTCATTCCTTCTCCTTACGAAATATAAAGTGCCTGTGTGAATACCGTGCGGGCCTTTTCTCATACAGCCAATAATCCGCACTCTCTCACGGGAAGGTGAAGCCATAGCCGCTGGCTGTATCAGAAAAGAATTTTCTCCGACCTTGGATCGGAGATTTGCCAAAGCCCTTTCATCCTCGGAAGGCTGTCAGCCGGACACTAACGGCATCAGGTGGCAACGTTTTTGGGTCTCCTTACCCATTCTTTGGAGCGTTGCCGCCTCCTTATTCCTGAAGCGTGAACACACTCATGCTTTCCAAATCTCTCCATCAGAAAACTACTGACCTACACCAGGCGGGATATTCTCGCCTTGGTCTTTTTCTGTATGGAAAACGAAGTGAACGAAGTCGCTGATAGCGGCTTTCTTTTCGCCCCTCAATGGCAAATTTGCCAGAGAAATAATAACGCCATCATTGGCGATGACCTGAATGGAGATTCAAGACTATGAAACTGGAAGATTATCCAAAAACGTATAACAACGTGGTGAAAAATTCGGCATATGCCAATTTTGACCGCAGAACGATTGTATTCGCGACACTCGTACAGGCTGTGGAACCAGGTTCCGTGGTGACCTCTACCGGAACGCTTTACACCTCTGGGACTGATGCGCTTCTGTGCCTCTCCTACGCTGAGGCAGGTTCTGATGTTCCTGTCATCGTGGCTGACCGCCTAATTTATGTGTACCCAGAAGCAATCCGCGCCGTAATGGGTTCAGCAACAAATGCAGCACTAGCAGCATTGACCGCCAACGGAAACATTCGCCTGACCTCTGACGATGCTGTCATCGCAGAATAACAAACAAGAAAAGGACTTCAAAAATGGCTATTAAATCATTCGATTATGTTAATTACAGCAAGGTCTTCCGTACTCAGGTTCCGCAGAGCAATTTACTGCTGACTCACCTTGATGTATTTGCAGACCGTCAGATCGCAGATTCCCACAAAGTTAGTATGGATCGTATCCAAGAGGCATCTATTGGTGTGGATGCGCCATTGATGCGTTTCAGTTCGGAGTGGGGGACTATCGAGAAGCCGACAGCAGGCTCGTATTTATACGAATTGCCTTGGTCTGGTGTGACTGACCGTGTGACTTCGGCAGATCTCAAAGGTTACCGTAAACCTGGCAGCACTATGGAGCAGTCTCTTGATGAGATTGAGGCCAACAAGTTTATTCAGATGCGTGCCAAGTTTGAGCGCTCACGTGAATATGCCTATTGGCAGGCTTTGATTTTCAATAAAGTTAACGCTTGGGGTACTCAGCAAAATGAGATCGATTGGGCTGTAGAATTCTCCCTGAACCAGCGAACCGCTGATTTGCACCAAGGTGTGAATGATGACCCGATGCGCGACATTGACGATCAGGTTAGCGCCACTAAAGCGCTGATGGGTGGACTAACTCAATATCTGCGTGGTTGGGTTCTGCTGTGCGGATCTGATGCCTACCGTGCTGTGAGATATTCTCCTCAGATTCGTGAATTGCTAGTTTATTCAAACGGGCTGGTTGGTTCTGATGTGCTGTTCCCGTCTGATGTTCTGCCAGGCTTTAGTTCGTTTATGCTGGGTTCTGTGCGTCTGATCGAAGTCAGCGATTCAGCATTCAGCGGTATCAAGTCAAACGAGGCTTTCCTTGTTCCGGTCTTTGGAAATGCTCCGGTTGAGCAGAGTTTGCCTATGGGACGCTTCATTGGTCCATGTGCTCGCCATCTTGAAATCTCCGCTTCTGGTGATGTTGAAGATTGGTACGCATACAGAGCTTTCGACGAGTTACGAAATCGGAATTTATATAGTGAATACAGCCTCATGGCATACAACTTCAGGCCGGATCTGGTCTGTAAGATGACGCTATTACCAACAGCATAAAAAGCGGTTTGCGGGAGCGCATTGCTCCCGCTGCCAGGCGAGGCAAAGGAAAGGAGATACACACATGCACATGAAACTGTTCAATTCTAAAGGTCTGCCACTTCTGGCAATGAGTCTTGATAATCGATCCGATAACTGGTTGAATCTGTCAGCCATTGCGAGATATTTCGACGTTCCACGCAGCACTTTTTTGCAGCGGGTGAATGATTACGGTTGGGAATCAGCACTTGCTCATTATGAGCAGCATCGAAAGATTAAACTGAAACATTGAGGCCGGGTTAATCCCGGCTTTCAAAACCCAAAGCCCGATTGAGTTGTTTCATCTTGAAGAGCATTACTTATTGATGCACTTTTGATCGTTTCTAGGAAACTCTCTTTAGATGCAATGGCATCATCAAGAATGCCTTGTTTGTATAATGAAACATATAATGCCGCAGAATATGCTTGGCAATTTATCGAGCGCTCAGGATTGAACTCTATGTCAGTAAATGCTGAATATTCAATTAGTTGCTCTGCTAGCTCGGTACTTTTTTTCAATGCACTTATATACAGCCAATCATAAAATGCAGTACGTGGCTCCAGTTCCCATTCTTTACCAAAAAATTTGAATCCGGTCAGTCTGCCAGAGGTCAATAAACGCTTGTCCTTTTTGGCTTCGCGAGGAGTCATGTCGAACATGTCGGTATATGGACCCCCACGTTGGAACACTTTGCTACCTTGAAACGCACTTTCGATAGTTAATGTACGTTGCTGTTTCAGGGTCGTGAAAGAAAGGTTGAAAGCACTCAGTGCAACACCGAGGGTTTCACGGGACTTGCTGGAAATCTCAAGGATTTTGTCCACATTAGGCAGGCTTGTCTTTGCTGCTTCATGGAGCGAGTCAATTGATTTCTGCTTTTGTGAGACTGACATTCCCGGGAACCACGTAAAATCTACAAGCTCAGTTTTTACGAAGAGTGATTTTTCTTTAACAGGTATATATACGGGCCTTTGTGCCATTGTTTTACCACTTACGCTTAAATGAACGAGAACCAAATAAACCATTGGTTTTGTCATTAAGTATAATCTTTTTTTCTCCGAAGAGATTTTGGTAAAGTGTGTTTGCGGTTCTGCTATTGAAGGCCGCCCCTAAGATCAGTTCAGGTTCAATTACATCAAAAACTAACACTTCTGCTTGTTCGTCTGTTGGATCGGATGTTAAAAGTTTTTGACCATCTCGTGTTTCATACCCGTCTATCTCGCTAAACATTCCCGCAAGTGATTCAGGAAGCCTCAAATCATCCAATGCCTTGACGCTTATTCGAGCATCCGCAGCATTGTGGCGACAAAAAGCGCAATCCTTTGTCCATAGAATAGATGGTTTTATACCTAACACCACCCAATCAACCCCTTGATTTTCCAGCCTATATTTGTAGAACATTCTGTGATTAGGAAAGGTGATAGAAAGAGACGTACCATCTAAATGACCATCAAGGCGAAGTTGATCATTAGTGGCAGGCGTGATACCAAACTCTCCAATCCGAGAAATCGGGACTATCCCATGTTCCATTATACTTGGAAGATTTTCGGCCTTAGTGAAATGTACCAGTTGAGTGATTCCTTGCTGTTCCACGATACGTTGGATCTGCTGAATTCGCTGAGTCATAGTCAATCCGTCCTTTTTTGTATCAATATATTTCCAAATAAATAAAAAATGAAGCGAGATGATAATGATTTGAATTAATTAGCATTAAATTTTATTAAGTTATAACTATTGTTTTTTTTTGGCTGTTTTTATGGTGTGTTTTACTTTTATATGCTATGTGAGACAATGTCTACATAATCCGCCAACTCCTTCATGCTAGCCCCTTGGCTATAGGTGCGGAATGATTCGGTTTTCCCGCGCTCATGACCCACAATCAATGCGATCCTGTCCTCTGGGACTCCACCACGATCAAGCTGGCTGATGAACATTCCCCGCAGACTATGAAACACCTTCCGCTCAGTGCCTTTCTCAGCCAACGCTTTACGTTTAGCCCGTGTAAATCGCTGTGTATGCCACGTTGAGCGCTTGCCGTCTGCACGTTCTGTGATGCTGGCATGGTAGAATAAGAAGCCATTGTGGTTGTTCTGGATGAGGTCTTTAACGAGTGTCGTCAATCGGCTATGAATTGGAACCAGGCGAGCCGCATTGCGTGTCTTACCCTCCGTCACCTCGAAACACCATACCCCCTCAACGGTTTTGATATTGCTGATTTGCAGAGAGCAGATTTCGTTAAGGCGCATACCGCTATACATTCCCACCATCGCAACGGCTTTCATCTCTTCATCAAGCACCGCATACACCTTAGCTAGTTCATCCCCGCTAAAGGGTTCGTAGCTTTCTCGATCATGGCGCACGTCCAGTTTGTGGCCCGCGAATACATTCTCTTTCGGCGCATCGTGATAACGGTTCTGAGCCAGTGCCACTAGTTGGGACAGACAGCCAAGATAATTCGCCAGTGTCTGGCTGGCTTTCTCCTGCTTGGCGCTGTCTAACCAATCGGTGACCATAGTCCTGTTGATTTCCTGCAACTGGAAATCCTTACGCCGGAAATGAGCCGTGAAGACCTCCACCGCCTTAATGTACTTGCTCAAGGTAGACAGCTTGCGCCTGTCATTGTGTTGGACAATAAATTCATCCCGCAGTTGGACAAGGGAGGGACACACACGAGCCGTGGCGAAGTCTATCCCATCATTTTGGTTTACATGCTGGTTGATAGAGCGCAGTTCCACCAGGACGCGATCAACACTGTTACGTTGGGGTTTTGGCTTGAGTCGGTCTCTGATAGCAAAAAATTCGTGCATGACTTTGTCACGAATGATTCGGGCTTCTCTGATATCTGCCGTGCCAGTTGTACGCATGAATGCTGTTCGATTCCCAAAAAGGGAACGCATATAAGGCGGAATAGTGACCTTGACGGAGTACACCGAAGAGTTTTCTTTAACAAGGTACGCATTAGGCTTGTATTTCAT